AGCTGATTGCATTTGGTGTTGCCGAGATCAGTTGTCCTTGTTCCAGAGAACAGGCCCTTGATCACAGTGTGCACCTTGCCGTCTGGTGTGCGGATGGTCTTGTTGAGCTTCGACGCTGCGTGCCACTCTATGGCCCGAAGGTACGTTTCATCGCACCCGTTTTCGGCAGCCACATCGCGCTGAGCATCGAACAACATCTTCTCAGTCCGGGCGTCATGCTGGGCATTGAAGTCTACGTAATCCAGCATGTTTGAGCAGTTGCCGAGAACACTCCGCATTTGCAGAGTCCGCGTCTCTTCATGTCCGAGGAGAGTGCTGCCCTTCAGGCCTTTCTCGCAGCCCTCTAGACAGTGGAGCCTGTTTTCGAGGCCATCCACTGAATATGTGGATATCATGTAGTGCTTCATGTCCGGAGCCAGTATGGCCCTCAGACCGCCCAGCTCGCCCTTCTCGCTGCCTGCTGCAGCCTCCTGCGGTGGCTCGTCGAGCCAGTTCAGCACGTCTTCGGCACTGTACTCTTCTATGGTCAGCCTCTTTGTCACTTTGTGAACCGGCCTTCCGTCAAGAAGGAGACCCTTCTTGTGGTCACTGCCTGTGGTGGCCCACTCCAGCCGACGCCACATGGCCTCCCGGAAAGTCTCTTTCCCGTGCCTGCTCGTGTACATCTGCTTCCACATGTCATGCAGCTCTGAGCTGCCTGATTTGAAGAATGACTCCACGTCCTTGCCCACCACGTCTGTGAAGTGCTTGCCATAGACGGGAAGGAAGTGCTCAGCAGGGTCATTCCGGTTGGCGATCTCCTGCTCCCAGTCCACGGGCTCGACCGCCCTGCCCGAAAGGAGGTTGTAGTATGAGCAGGCCATGACTTCCTCAGCAGACAGGCCCGTGCCGTCCGGCATCGAACTTGTGCGCCTGAACATCATTGTCAGGAACTTGCCTACCTTGCTCTGACCCACGTTCGACAGCTTGTGCATTTCAGCTGATTCGTAGGTTTTCAAGATGGCGTCAGCCTGGGGCAGTAGCATGGATGCCACGACATGCCCCGCCACTGTCGTGTTCCATGAGCCGATGGGGAACAGCCGCAGAATGCGGT